GCAGCCATTCCGCCTTGCTTAGTATCCATTACAACTCCGCATTTAACCCATCGGGTTTTATCTGCGCCTGTGGAATCTTTGTAAACTCCGCCTTTTGCTAAAAGCTCATACTTAATTGGCATACATTTTCCTTTTTAATTGTGCTAACACTTGTTCAACTTCATCTAAAAACTTCTTTACTTCTACTTCCATCTCCTGAATATATGCATCATCCCTATTCAGGCGCACTACAAACAACTGAAGTTCCTCTGGCATACGCGGGTCATATGAACAAAAATCACACCATTTGCGCCCTGTGCAAGCCATCTGAGCCATCATTTGAGGTATGTAGCGGTTAGGCGGTTTTCCTTCCTGTAAATACTCAATATGAGTAGTAGTGTTAGGGCATTTGATTTCTATAAGCCCATCTTCCCCTACTAAGCCATCAGGCGAGCATCCAAACCACTCAATAGTAGGATGATCCACAAAAGGTATCTGTTCAACAAACAAATTCCTATAGGCTTCATAAGCAATCCTAGCGAATGGCTCTTGCTCTGTTCCCCATTGCATCGCTGAGTTTGTAAATGAATCTGTAGGTTTGCCAGTTAATCTCTCAGCTACAAGATCCATCTTCAAATTCTTGCGCCCTGCTGATTCTCCTGATTTAACTTTGGATAGCACATCTGCAACTCTTGAAGCTGTAACTTTGCCAGCCCTGAGCATCTTCCACTCTAGCGAGCCTTGCTCGATTGCAGTTGCAGCTTCTCGATCCTCTGTGGTGAATGTAGTTATGATGGTTCTCCTTGTTTCAGTTTAATAAGCTCTTGTAATTGCTTGCAGAACTGTTCTCCAGCTTGGGCAGCTTTTAAGGCATCATCCCAATGCTTAGTAAGACAAAATCTATAGACACTATTCACAGCCAATTTAGTATCCAAATAAAGCTCTGCATAATCTTCTTCTCTCATTCCTTATCATCCTCAGAAATTGGTTCATATTGATTAATTTGAATCAGTTGAGTTTCCCCATCCTTTTCAAATTGTTTTTGTAGCTCTTTGCTCATCGCTTCAACTGCTGCTTTCCATCCGAGGGCAAAGAAATCTTGAGGATTCTCTACTGGTTGATCGAGTTTGTTGAATGCTTCTAAGCAGAGCTTATTATCTATCATTTTTTCTTTTCCATTTAAAAGGATAAACTTCAGGTTTCTCAGGATTGACATCCTCTAATGTTCTACTTAGCTTATCTCGAAACTCCTTCCATTTGGCTTGATAGTAAGGCTGCTCGCTGGCAGGGATGTAGCTATACAGCTTGCGCCATCTAACAGTAATATCAGTAGAACTAGGGGTATAAATAAAATCATCTTGTTGCATTTTTCTTGCTCCTATATTTTTGTTCAGATTGTCTTGCAATACAAAAGGCACACTTCCATCTCTTGATCTTGCTACTTGTTTCAATTAATTTAAACCCATCTGCATCTCTCGCTGCTTGACAACTTCCGCACCATTTTTTATTCATTCCATCCATCTTTAAGATAGCCCCATTCACTCGCATCTAAAACTGCTGATAATTTTCCACACACATCACAGCTATCAATCCACACTCTGTATTCATGGTGTTTTGGTTTCTGTGTTCCCCATTTAACTCCGCAATCATGGCAAACATTATCTGGTTGCTCATCAGCTAGGTGCATTCATAGCCCCCTTCTTTTTATCATAGGCATCCTTTAATTGAGCAGCTAGGCTCTTAAACTTCTTGAGCTTTAGATAGCCTTCTTGGAATGTAGCCCTGAGTTCATCGGGAGTTGTAGCCCCTGAGATTCGAGCAATATAGTGATCTACTTCATCTGCTGGATCTTCCTGATCTTCAGGCGGAATATCCTCATTTTGGTAGATAAACAAGCCCACTCCGAAACAAGCTATGCATTTTGTCAGCACTCGCATTTGCGCATCGCTAATTTTTCGGGCATCGGGTTGCTTAACTGCATTGCCCCTGTTATCCATTACAGCAAGCTGCATATTCATGGTTTTGCCAAAAGCATGAACTGAGCATGAAACCATAACAGTATCGCCATAATAAACAGGCGGATGAAATTCCCAATTTGCACTTGGATCATTCATCAACAATACATCCACAGCATATGCCCATGAAAGGTAGTTAAGAGATCCCTTCTTCTTTATGCGATCTGTTACATCTATTTTTCTTAATTCTTCAAATTTGTTCACTTGTTTCTCGCTTTCTTTAGTATTGCTCTAGCAAATTGAATAGCTAATCTATATTCCGTATAGTGGATATAGTCTTTTGCCATAGCCATAATTTCCTCGTCACTTAACTCTTTTATTTGTGGTGCTTTTAGCAATTCTTCTTCCAGTTCATCAACATTTTTTGATAGCTCAGCTATGCGATCTGCTTGTTTTCGAAGCATTGTAGGAACTCGATTATCTTCTAATCCTATTGATTTCAGAATTTTATCTAGCTCATCTGCTAATTCAAAAGCATTCATAATTCATCATCCGCTTGAGCAATAGCTTTTTCTTCCCAATAGGTATAAACAGCAGATTGGATAAGCAAGCCTAGTGTTGCTTTATCATTTGTTATTAGTGCCTGCTCTATAGATTCCTGATGCTTGTATAAGCATTCTTCATAGATCGCTTTCATAAAGTTATCAAAGTTATCGGGATTCATTTCCCCATGTAGAAGCTCTGTGATTCTCTCATCTATCTGAGCTTCTCTATCTCCGCTTTGCCGATAAGGAGATTCCAGCCATGCATCATATTTATCCATCTTGTTTCCTTTACTTAGTGATATACCAAACATACTGCGCAAAAATAAACAGGGCGATTGTTGCGATTACCATATGCCAATTCTTGAGTTTCATATTGTTTCCTTAGTGCGCCCCGAAGGGCGCTGTTAGTTTATCTATCAATCCGATTTGTTATATCAAAGCGATCTACATTTTGGCGCTTATTTCTTTCTTCTCTAATAAGCAACTCTACAGCAGCAGACCATTGATAAAGTGCGCATTCTCTTACAGCTTTTAATCCGAGCCATCCGCCAATCATAGCCCCTTCCAATTCATCATTCAGCTTATCAATATTAAAAGCAGGAGTGCCATCTTCATGCTTGCCAATATGCCAAGCTGAGTTTTTAATCATGGCATTTTTCATGGCTCTGTATGCATTCAAAACTGTTTGATCTGTCATTTTGTTTCCTTCCTTGTGTAATTAAGCAAAAGCGCTTAGTAGAATCATAACCGATTTGTAGAGAAATCTACAATTATTTACTAGGGATTTACCCTAATATCCTAACTATTTGAATCTACAACAAATAGTGTAGAATAAGTAGAATTCTATGAGCTTCATCCTTGCGATGCCATAGTCTTAGTAGCTAGGATGCTGCCATATTGCATGGGGATATGGCAAAAGATAAGGCTTTCGGTGCTAATCGAAGGTTTAGCCCATGCCAATTAAATAAGGAGAAAGCATGGAAGCGGTGCAACAAACTCAATTTGATAAGGCTTTGGCAGTATTTGGCTCAATCAAAGGCATGGCAGAGAAGGTCGGTGTTAAATATGTTTCTTGCTATGCATGGTATATGAGGGGCGGAAAAATCCCTAAGAAGCACCATAATGCGGTCATACAGGCTTCTGAAGGCAAATTGACAGCCCAAGATCTTGAGTAGCCTAAATCAGCGCACAATAGCCTTATATGAGGAACAGGGCTATAAATGCGACAGGGTAGAATCCTACAATGCGTTCACAAAGCGCAAAAAGGATCTATTCGGGATCTTTGATGTGCTGGCAGTAGGGAATGGGGAAACCATAGGGATTCAGATTACCAGTAAGCCAAATATGTCAGCTAGGGTTAAAAAGATTGAGGAAAGCGAATTTTTGCATGAAATTTTAAGATCTGGTTGGCGAGTTGTAGTGATTGGGTGGTTTAAAAAGCCCAATGGCAGATATGATTACAAACTTTTCGAATTTTGATATATAATTTTTACAGCAGATTGAACCCTGCTTATTTAATCCCATAAAGACCCCTTCGGGTTGCT